TTAGCATAGTTTTAAAATATTTATACAAAGAGCAAGGAAATGTTCTTGAAAATAAGGAGGTAGTTATGAAAAGATATATTATGACTTTTGGCATAGTTTTAGGTTTAGCATTGACTGCATGTTCAAGTGACTCTCAACCGGCAGATCAGGCATCGGACGGGGCTGTTACTGAGGCTGAGGATACAGGTGCCGCTGCCGCAACATCCTACAAAGACGGAACCTATACCGGAGAGAGTGACAAGGACGAACACGGTGGTATGATAAGAGTTACCATAGAGATCAAAGACTCCGAAATAAGCAGTGTTACAACTGAAAACCTTGACGGGGAAGGTAAGGAAAAGGGAGAAGAGTACGGTAAGGAGACCAATAACGAGGGACTTTACAAAAAAGCTCAGGATTCTGTAGCAGGTACAGCTCAATACGGTCCGGCACTTGAAATTGCAAAGGATATATCAAAAGTAGATGCTGTAAGTGGTGCTACACAATCATACGAGGCTTTCAAAGTTGCTGTAGGAAGAGCCCTGGAAAGTGCCAAGTAAGTAATGAAAGCAGACAGATTGGATACTCTCGGACTGGCAAAGAGAAATATTAAAAATAAAGCTTCCAGATCTTACCCTATGATCTTATTAACAACGATTCTGTGCTTTGTGATATTTTTAAGCAGCTTTTTAATTATAAGCCTTAAAAACGGTATAAGTTCGTTGTCCAATCGTATGGGAGCCGATATCATAGTTGTGCCGGAAGGTTATGACAGTAAGATCACCGGTGCGATACTTAGGGGGGAGCCTAACAGTTTCTTTTTTGATAAAAGTGTAGCTGAGAGGGTAAGTAAGATAGATGGTGTGGAAAAGGTAAGTCCGCAACTGTATCTGGCAACTTTAAGTGCAGGTTGCTGTTCATTTCCCATTCAGATAATAGGTGTGGACTTAAAGAATGATTTTACGGTCGGAGCGTGGCTTACCTCACGCATAGGTAACAAATTAGACGATAATGAAGTAATAGCCGGATACAATATACAGGGGAATCATGAATCGGAAGTTAAGTTCTTTAATCAAGGCTTTAAGATAAAGGCGAAACTCGATAAGACAGGAATGGGCTTTGACGAGAGCGTATTCATGAGCATGGAGCAGACAAGAAAGCTTGCCAAAGAATATGAAAAAGTACTTGAACTTCCAATAGCGGATAATGAAAATCTGATATCTTCCGTAATGGTAAAGCTTAAAAAGGATGCGGATCCGGTTACTACTCTTAAAGCCATAAGAGATGAGTTTAAGTCGGAGGGAGTATATGCACTTCTTTCAAAGCAGATGATGTCGGAAGTATCTTCGAATATGAAAAATATTTTGATATATGCGTATATACTTATGGCTGTACTTTGGGCAATGGTACTTTTGGTACTTTCCGTAGTATATAATTTTTCGATAAAAGAAAGAAAAAGAGAATTTGCCACCCTGAGAATACTGGGAGCTACCAGACGTAAGCTTATGAATATAGTACTGAGTGAGATATATATGATCAATCTTTCGGGTGCTGCGATAGGAACAGTCTTGGGTCTTGCAGTGGCAATGCTGTTCGGACCGGCTATAAGCCTTTCGCTTAAACTTCCGTTCTTGGAACCGGATCTTTTGCAAATGCTTTGCTTAAGCCTTGCAAGCCTCCTTGTGGGAATATTCATAGGTCCTTTGGCGGTAAGTTTTACTCTTAATAAAATGAATAAAACCGAGCCGGCTCTTTTATTAAAAGAAAACGAATAAACATTTATCTATATAAACATATTTGATTAAAAAGGAGGTGCTTATAGTGTTGGTTATACAAGAAGCTGCCGAGATGTATCTTAAAACGATATTGAAATTGCAGCAAAGTACCGGTTATGTACGTTCTGTGGACATAGCAAGGGAGATGAATTACTCAAAACCCACAGTAAGTGAACAAATGAAAAAATTTCGTGAAAACGATTTTATAACTATAGAAGCGGACGGTCAGATATTGCTTACAGACAAGGGATTGTCGATAGCCAGAAGAACGCTTGAAAGACATTATGTATTGACGGAGATATTGGTCAAGATAGGAGTAGATGAAAAGACGGCAAAAGATGACGCTTGCAGAATAGAACATTATATCAGCCAACAGACATTCGATTGTTTAAGAAAATATTTTGATAAATAAAAGTTGTGAACGGATGGCTTCATGACTGTAAATAAGAATACCACAAAGCTGCAACAAAAAAGTTGAAAGCTTTGTGGTATATTAGTTTTATCATGCGGGTGACAGGACTTGAACCCCTACGAAAAATCTAAAAATATAAGTATTTTAAGGGGTTTCTACTATTCGTGTTGTATTTCGTGTTGCATAGTTTCAAAATAGCTGTTTATTTTATTATTAATTTCTTTATTTTTCCCTCTCATGGTATGTTGATAAACTGTCTTTAGTGTCGAACTTGTCGACCATCCACCACGCTCCATAATATACTTATCAGGTATACCCATAGCATGAAGAATTGAAGCAGAATAATGTCTTAAATCATGAAACCTGAAGTGTTTAAGACCTGCTTTTTTTAATAAGTTGGCAAAGCGATCCGTTATCATGTTGGGGTGAAGATTTGTTATATTACCTTCTTTCGGAAGCAGTTCTATAACAAAATCCGGGAATTCTATATATCTGTCACTACTATATGTTTTAGGTGATTTTATAACCCACGATCCGTCCGGAGCTTTTACCATGGCATTTTTAACATGAACTATGTTGCAGTTTACATCATCTGCTTTTAATGCACAGATCTCACCTCTACGCATAGGACCGAAAGCGGCAAGCAGTATAGGTACTTCCAATTCTGACCCTTTTGCATAAGATATAAGCTGTCTGACTTCAACATCTGAAGGTATATGTATATCCGGTTGAACTTTCTTAGGTAAATCTGTTTTAAGTGAAAAATTAGGTCTATAGGTTCTTATAACTGCATTAAGCAATCCATGAACATTGCGGATCGTTTTAGGAGATATAGTGCCTGCAATTGAGTTGATAAATACTTGTACTTGCTCTTGAGTAATACTGTCAATCTTTAACTTAGCTATCTTGCTGATCTGATTAACAGCTATCCCTTTATATGTTCTTACTGTAGTAGGTGAAAGGATAGATAATCGGTTGTTGATATATTGCTCGGTGGCTTTGCCTATGGTTAGGTTATCATTTGATGTAGATGCTTCAAGCTTATATGCTGTCGCAAGATACTCCGCTTCTTTCTTAGTTGAAGCCGTAAAAGATTTGTAGTGTCTTTTACCTTTTTCATCCGTATAGTCATAGATCTGACATCTGTAACTGCCGGATGGTAGCTTTCTCGCAGTTGCCATGGGATACCTCCTTATTTTGCATATAAAAAGAACACCTATTCAGGATTGAATGAGGTGTCCTAGTGTGATACAATGGCTGTTGAATGTTCTTGTGCTGACCACACAGGACTTGTATTTGGTCATACCCTTGCATTGTTGGTAGCAGTGCAGGGGTGTTTTTTATTTATTTAATATCCAATATATTTTCATTTGCTGTATAAAGGTTTATTTTATCTAAAGTAGAAAAATCACTGTCATCTGAGATAATGTTTATTTTCCCTTTTTCTATACAGTTTTTAATAATGATAAAGTCGTAGTTATCACATCTGTGTTTGTCAGAAGTATCTATAAATTCTTCTAATTCAGATAACGAAAAAGAATAATTTAATATGGTACATAAATTCTTGGTATTGGCTAGTGCTGTAAGGAGTTCATTTTTTACATATTTCCTTGAAGTTAGTCTTCTGAAATCTTTTATACTTAGTTTTAATTCTTTGTTAGTTTCTTGATAAATAGAAAATTCGTGTTTTTCAATTATATACAACAATTCTGATAAGTTGTATATAGATGTAAAAATGGGGTGCTTATTGTATATTAACATTTCAAGGAAGTCTAAATATGGCTGAGCCTGCTTCTTAGTTGATGTATTAAATAAATCATACTTAGAATATGAGTACCAGTATAGTACATTAGTATCAATAAAAAACTCCTTACTGTTATCAATAGGTTTAAATGTTCGGATATCTTTTATCATAGTGCCTATACATCCTTGGGAGTTTGTCCGGTTATAAGATCGATTTTTTCTTTGTAATCGGGATTATTCAGTAAAAATTTAGCATTATTTATGGATGTATCAAAAATCAATTTACCCACATCACTGATATTCATTACTTTGATTTTTTTGCTTTGGGTTGGTTCAAGTGCTATATATAATGCAGCGAAACTGTTATTAAAGAAAGGTGAGGCATACCTTTCTATACCATTGAAATCTACAATAATTTCATTTTCTTTCTCTACTTTATCAAGCAATACTTCTTTTAGTTTAATACCTGAAGTTCTTGAAGCAGCTTCGTTAGTAATATCTGATAATAGTATATTAGCCATGGCTATTCTCCTTTCATTTTATATAAATGCTCATAATCTGCATTTATTTTTATTGCCACAAGTGTCCCTACAGTGCTAAACGGTAGGACACCTACATACCCTATATTAGGATATGTATAGTATATATCATTACTGTATATATGCAAAGCACCTTTGTTAAGGAATATAAATTGCTTAAGAGTGTGCAATCCTAACCCTCTAGGAACACCTAAATCCAATTGCTTAGTAGAGTTACCTGATTGCATTGCCCAATTAAATGCTTCAAAAGAAGACATCATAGGGTATGAGTTCCTTATTTTTTGTGATATACCAATACCTGTATCATATATTGAAAAGATTAATTCTTTTTTATTAGGCAACCAGTACCCGGAAGAGAAAACCCCTTCTGTATGTTCAGAGTGTTCTATTGCATTATTAAAAATCTCATATATATTCTGAAAAATTTGTTGTTTAGCTCTTTCGCTGATGTTTATAGGTGCAAGATTAGTTATGTTACCGATATAATCCAATATTGCACTTTCATCTAACATATCTATTCTTTTGAATGGAATAGCATTAGATGAGGCATAACCTTTACTGAAATTATTATCAAAATATCCTCTTATCCCTGAAGATATCAGAAAGCCGTTTAGCGCCTTATTTTCATTAGGAGTAGAAAAAATAATTGTCTTACCTTTGGAACTAAAATACACTTTTAATCCACCAAGATAGCTTATAAATGCAGGATTGATAAATTTACATTCCTTAAAGTCAAATATTATAGTGTCATGCGGAGAATTACAAATACCATTATACAATGTACTCATGGCATAAAAGAAATCTTGTTTGAGATTTAAAGTAGGTATTTTAAATGCAAATACCGGTATGTTTTTATCCATAAAATCCATTTGTATTTTCTCCTATTAAAATTAATTATATCCCATCGCTTTGGAAGGCTATTGCCTTGCCAAGTATTCTTATGTTATCAATAGTATGGTGTAGTATCCTCTGGTTCATTTTCAAATTCATCATAGATATTGCGATATATATCATCAATTTGACTTCCTAAGTCATCAAGCCTACGTTCTATATCTATAAATTCTCCTGTTTGTTCATTAATCTCTTCATAGTAATCAGGATAGTTTTCACGGATACTGTCTAACAAACTATGTAGTTCATGTACTGTATGACTCATTGCAGATGCATTTTCATGAGTTTTATCTATATATTCTCTATGACTACAAGCCGTAAAAACGAAAGGAGTAATTATAAGCATCCCCATATAGTCTTTTTTGTTCTTTGATTTTTTCTATGTTTATAGTTGTACCCTTTACTTATTTAGCATATTTTCAAACCTTCCCTCTAAGCTCTACAGCATTGCTTACACAAGGAAAAAGACTCTTCTTACATAAAATGCAAGAGGAACTGTTAATCAATTTCATCAGTTGTATGTCCTGTCAAACTCTCATTGTTTTTGTGATGAGGTATATCAAATTTTGCATCGGCCAAGCTAAAACGATCTACAGTTGGAGTGTTTGTGCCGCTGATATCATGATAATAGACCACTTGTGTATTGTTGATACTATTTGCATAGTCTGGAGTTGCCCAATACTGGCCGTTGTAGTAAACAATATTTCCTTCAAGTATTGCATTTACCCAAGTAGATAAGGACGATGTACCGTAATTTGGCCAACCCGCTTGCGTAGACGGAGTTTTATTTGCGTAGAAATTAGAACAAGATCCGTCTTCATTAAATTTGAAAGTCATCACATCGGTTGGAAGATCTGCAGTTCTCATTTCACCTGATTGTTCACAGTAATACCACTGACCGTTAACTTTTATCCAACCGGTATTCATATAACCATCTGATTTGAAATAATACCACTTTCCGTCAATGCTTCTCCAAGAACTGGAAGGGTAAGAGCCATCATCATTCTCGTACCAATAACCTTTAGCATTTTGCTTCCATTGTCCTGCAAAAACCGGAGTTGCAGAAAGTACAGTTAGCCCAATAGTAAGAGCTGTTAAAATTTTCCTTTTCATCGTGAGTTTACTCCCCTTTAAAATTTATTTTTTTTATATCCAACAATTCCTTGGGATATACAACTTGATATTGATTGCAGTCGGGTATCAATAATTCCGCTGCAAAAAGATTAGCTTCACGCCCTATCCATGATGTAAGTAGTAGAGAGTGATTTTTTATAAAAGCACATATATGTACCGCCTTTCTATTTAATCTGTTTGTTAAAATCACTTATATCACATTGCTTTGGAAGGCTATTGCCTTACCTGAACCTGTAAACATGCTTTTCTATAGTATTAATGTATTTATTTAACCCATTAAGAGTTTCAGCGTATAGATTTAGATGTTACAATATCTGAAATCCAGCATTTAAATTTATAATTTGATTAAGTAAAATCTTACGATTTTATTACTTTTTTCAGTTGAAAATGTCTAAATATTATATCATGTAGAAAACATCTTTTAAAGACTTGTTATTAATTTTATATTTGATAAAATTTAAATAGTACATAAGTCCTTGTACTGTCCATAGGTCGAATAAATCTAAAAAAATCCCGTCAAAAAACAATAACAAACACAACTATTCAGTGTGGGCTTGGGCAATCATGTGATAGGAGGTACGGTTGTGATTTTTACAGTTGAAAATAAGATTTTAGAAGAAATCATAAGGAAACTGGAGAAGGCAAGTACACGTGAACAGCTTTTAATTAGGGAATGTGTGCGGAGGTTAAACATTAAAATTGAAAATGCAAAAAGTTAGAGCAACATAAAAATACAGAGGACAGTGATTAGTCCCCTGTATTTTTTTTATACTCTTTTATTGTATTTTCCATGAATTTTAGAACAATATCCAACTCGGTATCGGACAAGTCTACAACCGCTTTTATGAACGCTGCACGAGCCGGATCGTGGTTAGGGTTTGCATGGTCGTTTAATAATTTTTCTCTAAGTTCTTTTTCATCTATTGGTTCGAACATTTCCCCTTCACCAGCTCTTAGCCATTTTTCATTAACATTAAATTCTTGACATATCAACTTGATTGTTTGTTCTGTTATGCCATTTACTCCATTTTCTAAGCGAGATATCGTTTGTTTTGTTAATCCTAGTTTTTCGCCAAATACTTCACCCGACATCCCTAAATAATTTCGTAACTCTTTTATTCTACTCTTCATTTAATTTTTCTTGTGAACCTCCTTGCCATCATTATAGATAGCAAAATACCGTATGTCAATACAAACGTATTGAAAATTTACTTTTCAAGTTTCAGACAGGTAATAAAAAGTATCGTAAAAGTAAAAGTATAAGAAAAGTATTGACAAGTGACTGTAACAAGCATATACTAAAAAAGTACGAAAAGAGACTGAAAGGAGAGAAGATAATATGTTAAGCGAAAGAATGGCAAAAGAGCAAAACATCATAACAATTGCCTTAGATCAATTGCCAAAAGCAAGCCTTGAATATCTTACAGGGCTTGCACAAGGGATAAGGCTTGCAAGAGAAGAAAATAACAAAGACAAAGATAAAAAGGAGTAAGCATGGGGGCGATAGGAAGTATTCTAGGTTTGATTTTTATGATGACAGTAGCATTTTATATCGATGATAAAGAGTAGGAGGTGATCAAATGCCGAAACTGGCACAAAGTAGGACAGAAAAGCAGGATGCCATACTTAGAGGTGCTTTGAAAAGAATACAAGGTACTTATAACAAGACCAATAAGGAAATGGCTGCAATAATTGATTGTTCTGAAAAAACATATTGCAAAAGATATAGGCAGCCCGGTACTTTTACTTTTAAGGAATTAAGGAATTTGAATAGCAGGGGTTGGCTAACAGATGAGGAGAAAATAAAGATATTTTAGTAGGAAGTATGGTAGAAGAGATATCAAGAGTTGTCAAAAAAATACATACATATAAAGACTTGTGCAATCTCCTGCATGTCGTTTCTGAATACAGAGGTTTTATCATAGTAGATATAGCAGGAATAATAGCTGAAACAAACAAAGTTTTTTCTATAGAAAATACAAGTGAATTAAGTCGTAGAAAATATCAGGATTATGCACGTATATTCCTTTATAAATTACATGGAGCGTACTTTGACAAATTTAAAGAATTTTTAAGTAGGAGGTAGTTATGTATATAGAGCCAGAATGTGTTGTTAATATATGCGCACCGGGCAGAAAGCACATAAAAACAGAGGTGTGTGAGGAGGGAAGAAGAACTATATTTACTATAACCTTTGAGGCTGTAGAGCCTAAAGAGTTGCAGATACCTGATTTTATGCGAAAAAGCGGTCATTACAGAGAGGTATAGATATGGCAGTGGCTAAATATTCAGGAAATATGAGACAAACCGGAATAGGCATCAAGGAGCTTAAGCAAATGGTCAAGGTTGGTGACAGGTTTGACTACACTTATGAGAGCTTTAGTGCTGAGGATTTTGGAGACAGTTCAAAGCCTAAAAAGAATACAGACAGAGTAGAAGTTATTAAATTATATCCTGATCTGGTTAAGCTTAAAACAATAAGGACAGGCAAGGAAATGATAGTGAGCTTTGCAGATATACTGCTTTACAGCAATAAAAAGAGCTTACAGCCCTTCAAAGAAGATAATCTGTAAGCTCAAACAAACATTAATCAACTGTGATTGTATCACAGATAAGAGGTAAATAAAAGATAAATATGGAAAAATTAATTATAAAAAAACAAAGATACAGAAGTACAGATAACCACTACAGAGTTAGAGTGGACAGTGTTGCTAAAGAGATAATAGAAGACATATCAGAAAGAACTAATCTGTGTGAAAGAGAAGTTGTGTCTATGATGATTAAGTATGCTAAAGATTATGTGGAGATAATATAAGGAGGTTTTATGTCAATAAAAATAAATAAGCTGGAAATTGAAAATGTAAAACGAGTTAAGGCTGTGAAGCTGGAGCCCTCACAGAATGGTTTAACTATAGTAGGAGGAAATAATAACCAGGGTAAGACTTCTGTACTTGACGCTATAGCATGGGCACTGGGCGGTGATACTTACAGACCTTCTCAACCTTCAAGAGAGGGATCGGTTACACCGCCATACCTGCACTTAGTATTAAGCAATGGTTTGATAGTGGAGCGCAAGGGTAAAAATAGTGACTTGAAGGTAATAGATCCTAAAGGCGAAAAGGCAGGACAACAACTACTTAACAGCTTTATAGAGAAACTGGCACTTGATTTACCTAAATTTATGGAAGCAAGCGATACGGAAAAAGCAACGACTCTACTAAATATTATTGGAGTAGGTAAAGAACTTGCGGAGATAGAAGAGCAAGAGAAAAGCGTATACAATGAAAGACTTGCTATAGGAAGAATAGCGGATCAGAAAAAGAAGTTTGCTGATGAACAAGAGTATTTTCCTGATGCACCTAAAGATCTGATATCCGCTTCTGAACTTATTCAGCAACAGCAAGAGATACTTGCTAGGAATGGAGAAAATCAGAGGAAAAGAAATAACCTTTCTGTTATAAGTAATCAAAAGCATAGGCTATCGGATGAGATAAAGTTACTTGAAGGGCAAATAGCCGAATTGTATACAAGGCTTGATGAAAAAAAGCAAAGTTATGTAAGAGTGGCTAAAGATGAAGAAACTGCACAAAAAACAGTAGCAGAACTTATAGATGAGTCTACAGAAGAACTTGAAAAAAACCTTGCTCATATAGAAGAGATAAACAGAAAGGTAAGGATAAATCTTGATAAGGACAAGGCGGAAGATGATGCAAGAGAATATCAGGTTCAATATGATAACCTTACAATCAAGTTAAGCAATATAAGGGAGCAAAAGACAGAGTTGTTGAATGATGCAAATCTTCCATTACCGGAGCTTACTGTAATAGAAGGTAAGCTAAAGTACAAAGGGCAAGAGTGGGACAATATGTCCGGATCGGATAGGCTTAAAGTATCTACAGCTATAGTTAGGAAGCTTAATCCTGAATGCGGCTTTGTGCTTATAGACAAGTTAGAACAAATGGACTTAGATACACTAAAAGAGTTTGGTGAATGGTTGGAACAGGAAGGTTTGCAAGCCATAGCAACAAGAGTAAGTAAAGGTGATGAATGTTCTATCATAATAGAAGACGGATACAGTAGTGGAATGGAAAATCACGAGACAGTTACACCTAAGTGGAAGAAAGGAGAGTTTTAATGCAAATAACTAAAGGGAAAATAGATAAGGCTAAAAAGGTAGTCATATACGGTGCAGAAGGTATAGGCAAGTCAACACTTGCAAGTAAGTTCCCGGAAGCAGTATTTATAGATACGGAAGGAAGTACTAACACCATGGATGTTGCCAGACTTCCCAAACCTGAAAGCTGGTCATATTTATTAGAGGAACTTGAATACATAAAGTCTAATCCGGGAGTGTGTAAGACTTTGGTAATAGATACTATAGACTGGGCAGAAGCTATGTGTGTAGAAGCTGTATGCGCAAAACATCAAAAAAAGGGTATAGAGGACTTTGGTTATGGCAATGGTTATGTATACGTTAGAGAAGAGATAGGGAGATTTCTTAATAAGCTGTCAGAAATAGTAGATGCAGGTATAAATGTAGTTTTAACTGCCCATGCTCAGATGCGAAAATTTGAGCAACCGGATGAGATGGGTGCTTATGATCGTTGGGAGCTTAAGCTTGGTAAAAAGACAAGTTCTCAAACATCACCACTGGTGAAAGAATGGGCGGATATGGTCTTGTTCTGTAATTATAAGACCAATGTAGTTAATGTAGACGGACAAGGTACACAAAAAGGTAAAAATAAAGCACAAGGCGGCAAGAGGGTAATGTACACATCCCACCATGTGTGTTGGGATGCTAAGAACAGATTTGATTTACCTGAAGAGATAGATATGGATTTTGAAGCTATAAGGCACATATTTACTACAAGTGTAAAAGAGCAAATGCAGCCGAAAGCAGAAGAAGTTCCAAAAGAAGAACCGACAGTCAAAAAACAGCAAAATGCAGAAACAACGATTGTAATAGATGAACCTATAGAAGAACCTCCACAGATGGTTAAAGAATTAGCCAAAGAAGAGTTACCGGAACCTACTGCTAATGAGGAAGTGAAAGATAATAAGATAATTAACAGGTTTTTATCAAAGAAGGAAAATATACCTAAAGCACTTATAGATCTGATGGAAAAAGATGATTTCAACGAGTGGAACATACAAGACGCTTGCTTTGAAAAAGGGTATTTCCCTAAAGATACACTTATACAAGATATGCCTGAGGACTTTGTTCAAGGTGTTCTTATAGGGGCATGGGAACAGGTTAAAAAAGTCATGCAAAAACAGATAGAAGAAGCGGAAGTTATATTCAAGTAAAAGAAAGGATAATATAAAAAAATGTCAGATAATTCAAATTTAGGATATGAACTGAACTGGGATGATGAGATCTCACAAGAATCGGAGTTTGAAATTCTTCCGGAAGGAGAATACTCATTTAGTATTACTAAGATGGAAAAAGCCAGATATGACGGCAGCGAAAAGATGGCAGCCTGCAATGTTGCAGTTATCTATCTGAAAGTAACTAACGAGGAAGGGTTATCCGGTAGTGTTATAGAAAAACTTTACTTAAACAGCAAAGCGGAGTGGAAACTGTCTCAGTTCTTTACTTCAATAGGACAAAAGAAAAAGGGTGAGCCGCTAAAGCCCAGATGGAATGAGGTTACAGGTGCTACCGGTAAACTTAAACTTACCATCAATAAATATACGGATAAAGACGGCAATACCAGGGAAAATAACAGAGTAGACTCATTCTTGCCACATGAGATGAAAACGTATCAAGCAGGAGCGTTTTAAATGAATATAACACTTAGACCATATCAGGAAGAAGCACGTACTAAGATAAAGGATGAATGGGATAAGGGGAATAAAAAGACATTACTTGTCCTGCCTACCGGATGTGGCAAGACTATAGTATTTGCTATGATTGCGGCAGATATGGTTAAAAAGGGTAAAAGAGTTTTAATACTCGCTCATAGAGCTGAGTTATTAGAACAAGCAGCCGATAAGATAAGAAAATCTACAAGGCTTATATGCTCTGTAGAAAAGGCTGAAGAAAGCTGTATAGGTTCATGGTTTATGATAACTATAGGTAGTGTGCAGACCTTACAGAAAGACAAGAGGTTAGCAAGATTCAGCAATGAACATTTTGATGTGATTATAGTAGATGAAGCCCATCATTGTATATCAGACAGTTATCAAAAAGTACTGAATTACTTTAATACTGCCAATGTATTAGGGGTAACAGCAACACCTGATAGAGGTGATATGAGAAATCTCGGTGAGTACTTTGAAACATTGGCATATGAATACACGCTTCCAAAGGCTATTAAAGAAGGTTACTTAAGTCCGATCAAAGCACTTACTATACCGCTTAAATTAGATCTATCAGGTGTGGCAATGCAATCAGGAGATTTTAAAGTCGGTGATCTAGGTACGGCTTTAGATCCTTATTTGGAACAGATAGCTAAAGAGATGAGTAATTACTGTAAAGGTCGAAAGACAGTAGTGTTTTTACCGTTAGTTAAAACAAGTCAAAAATTCACAGGAATACTAAATCAAATTGGCTTTAATGCAGCGGAAGTTAACGGAAACAGTGATGACAGAGCCGAAATACTGAAAGACTTTGATGAAAATAAATACAATGTTATATGTAATTCCATGCTGCTGACTGAAGGCTGGGATTGTCCGTCCGTAGACTGTGTAATAATACTTAGACCAACTAAGGTAAGGAGCTTATATAGTCAGATGGTCGGTCGTGGAACAAGACTTTATCCGGGTAAGGAAAATCTACTTTTACTTGATTTTCTTTGGCATACTGAAAGACATGAGCTTTGCCATCCGGCACACCTTATCTGTGAAAATGAAGAAGTAGCAGAGGTCGTCACACAAAAACTGGAAGAAAATCTGGGTGTGGCTGTTGATCTGGAAGCTATAGAAAAAGAAGCAGCTCAGGATGTAGTGGCTCAAAGAGAAGAAGCACTGGCAAAGGCTCTTGAAGAAATGAAGAGAAAAAAGAAAAAGCTGGTAGATCCTTTGCAGTTTGAAATGAGTATACAAGCAGAAGATCTATCCGGTTATGTGCCTGCATTTGGTTGGGAAATGGAACCGGCTTCAAAAGAGCAGGTAAAGGCTTTAGAAAAGTTCGGTATATTCCCTGATGAAATAGAGTGTGCAGGAAAAGCAAGCTTGATACTTGATAAATTAAATAAAAGAAGAGAAGCAGGACTTACTACGCCGAAGCAGATAAGATTTTTAGAACAAAAAGGATTTAGGCATGTTGGAACATGGGAATTTGAGCAAGCTAAAAATCTGATAGATAGGATAGCTGCTAACGGTTGGCATGTTCCGGCAGGTATAGCGCCATCAAAATACATCCCGAAAGAGGTCATATAGTGTATGGATATAAAAGGATTACTTAAATATATAGATCCGGCAGAACTTACATATCAGGAATGGGTGAATGTAGGAATGGCGCTAAAGCAAGAGGGACTTACAGCCTATGATTGGGATAATTGGAGTAAGAATGATCATAGGTATAAAGTAGGTGAATGTTATAGGAAATGGGATACATTCAACGGTTCTTCAAATATTGTGACCGGTGGTACTATATTTGAATATGCTGTAAGAGGTGGTTTTACTCCTGAATCTTCAGGTATTGGATATGCACTTGATTGGGATGACATTATCACTCGTGATGATGAAAAAACTATAGTAGATCAAGGTTATATAGAAGAACATGATATTCCTGAACCTAAAAATTGGGAACCTAAAGCTGAACTTATAAAGTACCTGGAAACCTTATTTCATCCTGATGAAAATGTAGGTTATGTTACATCAGTATATGAAATGGATGGAAGGCTTAGCCCAACTAAAGGGCATTGGGATAGAACGGCTAAAGAGCTTATTGAAAAACTTAAAAGCTGTGAGGATATAAGCTATGTTATAGGGGATTGTAACCCTCAAGCCGGTGCTTGGATCAGGTTTAATCCCTTAGATGGTCTAGGTATTAAAAATGATAATGTAAGTGATTTCAGACATGCATTAGTGGAATCAGACAGTTTAAGCATCGGAAAGCAATACGCAATTATGAAAGAGCTTGAACTTCCAATAGCTGCACTAACACATTCAGGTAAAAAATCACTTCATGCCATTGTTAAGATACAGGCTAAGGATCTACAAGAGTATAAGGCAAGAGTTGATTTCTTATATAAGATATGTGATAAAAACGGATTAAAGATAGATACACAGAATAAAAATCCCTCAAGATTATCTCGTATGCCCGGGGTTACCAGGAATGGAGCAAAGCAGTTTTTAATAGCTACCAACATAGGCAAATCAAGTTTTAATGAATGGGAGGAATGGGTAGAAGCCATTAATGATAATTTGCCTAATCCTGAAGACTTAAGTGAAGTGTGGGACAATATGCCTCAGCTTGCTGATTGTCTTATAGAAAATGTGCTTAGAAAAGGGCATAAAATGTTGATAGCGGGTCCATCTAAAGCAGGAAAATCATTTGCACTCATACAACTTACCATAGCGATAGCAGAAGGCTATAAATGGCTTGGATTTAACTGTACCAAGGGGAAAGTATTATATGTCAATTTGGAGCTTGACAGGGCTTCCTGCTTGCACAGATTTAAGGATGTATATATAGCCATGGGTATTGCTCCAAATAACTTAAACAATATAGATATATGGAATTTAAGAGGTAAATCAGTTCCGCTTGATAAGCTTGCTCCTAAGCTCATAAGGCGTGCTGAAAAGAAAAACTATACCGCTATAATCATAGATCCGATTTACAAGATCATAACGGGCGATGAGAATTCGGCTAATCAAATGGCTGAATTCTGCAATCAATTCGACCTTATATGTACTTCACTTAAAGCGGCTACAATATACTGTCATCATCATTCAAAAGGTTCACAAAGCGGTAAGAAGTCTATGGATAGGGCTAGTGGTTCGGGAGTATTTGCAAGAGATCCGGATGCACTTATAGACCTTGTAGAACTTGAACTTAATGACAATATAAGAAAAGCAGAGGCGGCAAAAGCTAAAATAAAAGGTATAGAAAAAGCTTTAGATAAGTATATAAGTAATTGGCAAGATGATGTCGGTCAGGATGACAGGCTAAGCTCTACACAGATGTATGATTATGCTTCAAGCAAGCTTAATTTTGACCAAATGGAAGTGTTAGGAGAGTATGTGGCCAATGAACAGGTAAAGATAAGATCAAAATCGGCTTGGAGAATAGAAGGTACATTAAGGGAATTTGCAAGGTTTGAGCCGGTAAATCTATGGTTCGATTATCCAATACATAAGGTAGATGAAACAGGTATATTGGCTGATATCAAAGATGAAAGCCTACCCGGTAAGGGGTATAAACAAAAGATGTCAGAAGGTCAAAAAGGAAGAAAAGGCAATAATTTAGAAGCTGTACTGGGAGCGTTTAAGGAGCTTCAAGCTGAAAGTAAAGCCAAAATAGAAGATATTGCCGGGCTTATAGGGATAAGTGAAAAAAGTATCAGAAGATATATTACTAAGGATCTGAAAGATGATTTCACCATAGAAAATGGATTTATCATCAAGAAAGAATAGCAAAAATCCTTAGGGACAATTCGAGGGACAATTGTCCCTAAGTTGTCCCTTAAGAAAATAAAAGCATATTGACAATTTTAATACTAACGAAAAACATTACACTTTTTGTGCAAATGTAACAGGGACAAAAGGGACAAAACACATTTGTCCCTACAAATTGACTATGAAAAATAGGGACAAAACAGAGGGACAACTGTCTGTCCCTCTGTCCCTAAGAGATTTTTATTGTGCATTTTGTATAGAGGGACAGGGACAAATTATATATCTGTCCTTGTCCCGATTGGTAAAAATGACGAGGGACAGGGACAGGGACAGATATATATATAATATATATATTTGTCCCTTACAGGAACAGGAACAGATGAGGGGGTCGTTAAGACTCCCCCTCATATCTGTAACCCTGTCCCTGTAAAAGAATGACAAATTAAAAAGTTTGTCCCTTTAGCGCTTTAGAGTAGTAAAGTGAGGTGAAAAATGAAGATTGAATTTTTTATACCAATGATACCGCCTACAAAAACTCATCAGCAAAAAAAGATACATGTAGTAAATGGTAAGCCGATAACATATGAGCCGCAGGAATTAAAAAACATAAGATTAAAGCTCCTGACTTTAGTAGCTTCTCATAAGCCAATCGCTCCTATGGCAGAACCTGTACAGCTTATTACAAAGTGGCTGTATCCCGCAAAAGGGAAACACAAGAATGGTGATTACAAAACCACAAAGCCGGATACAGACAACATGATCAAGTTATTAAAAGACTGTATGACGCTTGTGGGATATTGGAAGGATGATGCTTATGTGGTCTCAGAGATCACAGAAAAATTCTATGCTGATACCCCGGGCATATATATATGTGTTAGGAGTTTGAGCAATGACAATTCCTGATGATAAATTAAACAGGTTTATACATACGGCTTATAATGTGTGGTTTAACAAATGGAAGCACAAGATAAGAAATATGTCTGATAAGGATTGGGAGTGCTGCATAAGTGAATGCGTATCTATGATAAAGCAAGGTGAGCAGTATCCTGTAGTGTTAGATATTTGCAAAGCCTTGCTAAATGAACTGGAAGAACGATTTAAGGAAAATGATCAAGCTTGATAGGAGGGAACATGGCTAAAAAGAAATTTGAACTGAACAGAAAAGACTATCTGAACATAAAAAAGATGGATCATCACCAGATGAGTTTATGGGCGGAGTCGATGTATAAGTCGGGGTTTGAGGATGGGCAGGCATCTGTACCCGGATTAGATATCAGTTTAATTAAAAAAGCACTATTGAATGTTAAGGGAATAGGAGAAAAAAAGGCATCGGATATTATCGTAGCTATTGAGAAGGAGATAACAGAATGAAAGTTTTAATAGCTTGCGAATGTAGCCAAACTGTCTGTAAAGAGTTTAGGTTATTGGGTCATGAAGCATATAGCTGTGATATAGAGCTGTCTTATGGTGGATATCCAGAATGGCATATACAAAAAGATGTATTAAAAATACTTGAGTATCATAGTGTATCTTTTTTCACACAAGATGGCAAGTATCATACAGTAGACAAGTGGGATTTGATAATAGCACATCCACCTTGCACATATCTCAGTAATGCAGCGACAAGAAGTCACTCGACAAAAAGAAATACAATCGAACAGATTAATGCAAGAACAGCAAAGAGGATACAAGCCCAAGAGTTCTTTATGATGATTGCAAATGCAAAGTGCGAGCGGATAGCAATAGAAAATTCAGTTGGGGTAATGAGTACAGTGTATAGGAAACCTGATCAGATCATAGAACCATACCAATTTGCAGAGTCTGAGAATGATAAGGAAAACTATCAAACAAAAAGAACCTGCTTATGGCTAAAAGGCTTACAGCCATTGAAAATCAACGATTTACCAAGACCAGACATAAAGGCAATATATGGGACTTGGTCAAACGGAAAGGCTCGTTGTTGGCATGAAAGAGTGTCTACAGACAAAGCAAGAGTTAGAAGCAAAACATTTCGGGGCATTGCGAGGGCAATGGCGGAACAATGGGGGATATTTTAAGATGGAGAAGAAAGGCAGGTAATATAATGGCTAAATATAGAGTGACCGCTTATATAAACTTTGAAGATGTGCTTGAATTGGACGAGAAGGATTTTGAAAACGAAGAAGAAATGAATGAAGAAATTTATAGTTATGTCACCAGTTTTCTTGATTACGGTTATTACAAGGTGGAGGAGTAGAGATGATTGATATAAAAGATTTGAAGGTAGGGCAGACTTTGTACCTTGTACGAAAGGGGTACGAGAATAATACTCACAAAAGAGAGTTAGATAAAATCAGTAAGGCAGAAGTTATAAAAGTCGGAAGAAGGTATGTAACAGTAGATACAAGCATAACTACTGAAACCTTTGACTCTCAAAAGGATTTCAAAATTTATAACGGCTATGAAAGGGTGAAGTTTGGGCTTTACCTTCGTGAAAAAGACTATTTTGATGAAATTACGAAGGCAGATTTACTAAAAGAGATATATGATTTTTTCAGTTACCATAGTAAACAGCATAAACTGTTAAGTCTTAAAGATCTGGAAACTATAAACGAGATTATTAAAAAGTACCAATTGAGGAAGTGCAGATGTTAAAACCTAAAGTAAATGTAAAAGAATTCGAGAAATACGGGTTCAAAAAATGTAAAGGGTGTGAAGATTTAGACCTTTATTATTTATGTATGGCACGAGACAGCAAGGCGATATTTGTAAGCCAAGGCATGATTGATATTCAAGACTGGAATCACAATGATTCCAGATTGCACAGAGTAGTAAATTGTAAATACAGAGACCACCGCACCTCAACAGATTTGTTATATCAATTGATAAAAGCTGATATGCTGAAAGGAGACTGGGAGGGATAAGAATGAATGATAAAGAAATTTGTGAGAATTGCAAATATTATGAGCCGTACAATGGTGTATGCTGCTGTTATAAAAGCGAATGGGTAGCAGACTTCAGAGATGAAGAAGATACTTGCGAGGAATTTGTGACAATAGAAGAACAGAAAAGGCAAAAGAAGTAATCGAAATAATATCTTATGGAGGGTTAAAAAAGATATGAAAAACACATTAACAGATTTGAATAACTACCTTTTTGAACAGATAGAAAGACTTAATGATGATGAGCTTAGTGAGGATCAGCTCGAAAAAGAAATAAAAAGAAGTGAGGCTGTGCAGAAAGTGGCAAGAACGATCATTGAGAACGGACAGCTTGCCCTAAGTGCAAAAAAGCATATGGACGAATATGGGCAAGGGCAGGGTGTAGAATTACCTATGCTGGGAATAAAAGGTAATGAGAAATGATTTATACACAAGAAGAACAGGACTTTTTCAGAGAGTTTGTTCCGGGGCACACATACAAAGAGATACAAGCAGAATTTTGCAAAAGATTTAATAAAACATTAACTTCGAATCAGGTGATAGGATACATAAAAAGAAATGGTCTGAATACCGGCACAGATGGGAGATTTAAAAAAGGACAGACAGCACATAACAAGGGAAAAAAAGGTTGGTATGCTCAGGGTATGGAAAGGAATTGGTTTAAGAAGGGGAATATCCCACAAAACTACAAACCTGTAGGAAGCGAAAGGATAAGCAAGGACGGATACATTGAAATAAAAGTTAAAGATCCTAATAAGTGGCAGCCAAAACACAGATATGTATGGGAAAAAGAAAACGGCAAAGTCCCGAAAGGTATGATTTTGATATTTAAGGATAGTAACAAGCTTAATGTGTGTCTGGATAATCTGATATTGATCAGTAGAGCAGAAAATGCAGTAATAAACAGGGCGGGTGATTCAGTTTTTACAGGGCAGGCAAAAGAAGTTGTTGTGAATTTAGCCAGGCTTAAGTGTGCTACAAGAAAAGCTAAAAAGGGGGTGGATGAATGACAGCAAAAGAGTACCTCAGGCAGCTAAAATACTTAGATAACCGGATAAATGCTAAGCTGCTTGAGAGGGAACAGATAAGAACAATGGCTGAAAAAACCACAGTAAGTTTATCTGAGAAAGTACAGACAAGTTCCAGAAACAAAATGGGTGATGTGGTTGTAAGGTTGGTGGAGCTTGAAGAGCTTATAAACAAAGATATAGATAAGCTTGTGTACTTGAAAGAAGAGGCAGGGGATAAGATAAACAGGATTTCTAATGACAAATATAAAATTGTATTATCAATGTATTACTTATCAAACAAAACTTTTGAAGAAGTAGCAGAATTGACGGAAATGTCATTCAGGTGGGTTCATAAATTACACGGCAGGGCATTAAAAGAATTTGAAAAAATTTTATACAGTTCATAGTAGTTCATATTGATTCTGTGATATTATGTAAGTGGATTTTAAGGAAAATCCGCAGGGCATAAACCCTCCTTACAGATATACAATACTTCGGGCAACAAAGAAGGCAGTCAGTAGACTGTCTTTTTTGTTTGTAAATTTTGAAAGAGGAGCTGATGATATTGAAATTAACAATAAAACAACAAAGATTTGCTGATGAATATATCATCAGCGGAAACGCTACAGAGGCAGCAATAAAAGCAGGATATAGTAAGAAGACGGCTAACAGAATAGCAACTGAAAACTTGTCAAAACCTGTTATAAAATCCTATATAGACGAACGATTAAAAGAGTTGTCTGATAAAAAGATTGCTGATCAACAAGAAGTACTTGAATACCTTACCTCAGTCCTTAGAGGAGAAAGCAGCTCTGAAGTAGTTGTCATAGAAGGTCAAGGCGATGGAGTAAGCAAAGCGAAGCCTATGCAAAAAGCACCAGATGAGAAAGAAAGACTTAAAGCTGCGGAGCTACTCGGTAAGCGAATGGGACTCTTTAAAGACAAGATAGATTTAACTGCCAATATACCTGTAATAATATCAGGAGATGATGAGCTTGAAGACTGATAAAATAAACATTAGCCTTCCGGAAGTTGTAGGTAATGGATACGGTACCTTTTGGAGATACAAGGGTCGATATAGAGTCTGCAAAGGCAGTAGAGCAAGTAAAAAGTCAAAGACTACCGCATTGTGGTATATATGGGCATTGATGAAGTACCCACAAGCAAACTTACTTGTAGTTCGTAAAGTATTTAGAACCTTAAAAGATAGTTGCTTTACAGAGCTTAAATGGGCGATAAGAAGACTTAATGTAGAGAACTACTGGGAAGTAAAGGAATCACCGCTGGAGATGACTTATATACCTACAGGGCAGAAAATTTACTTTAGAGGTCTTGATGATCCGCTTAAGATCACATCGATCACAGTAGAGCAGGGGTATCTTTGTTGGTTATGGCTGGAAGAAGCCTATGAGATATCAAACGAAAACGACTTTAATATGCTTGACGAGTCGATAAGAGGAGCTATACCGGGTGAAGTGCAACTATTTAAGCAGATTACGATCACATTAAATCCCTGGAACGAACATCACTGGATAAAGAAAAGGTTCTTTGATACTCCGGACGATGAAGTCTTGGCAATGACTACAAATTATCTTTGCAATGAATGGCTTGATAAGGCTGATCTAAAGGTGTTTGAGTCGATGAAAAAGAACAATCCACGAAGGTATCAGGTAGCCGGACTTGGAGAGTGGGGAATTGTTGAGGGTCTTGTATATGAAAACTGGGAAGAAAAAGCCTTTGATATAAACGAAATTAAGAAGATATCAACTATTCAATCGGCATTTGGTCTTGACTTCGGATATACAAACGATCCGAGCGCTTTATTTTGTGGACTTGTAGATACCAATAGCAAAACAATCTGGGTGTTTGATGAGATGTATAAGAAGGGTATGAGCAACGAGGCTATAGCGGAGGAAGTTATAGGAATGGGATACGCTAAAGAGCGGATAAGGGCAGATAGTGCAGAGAAGAAAAGTATAGACAGGCTTTACACCTTGGGGTTATCGCATATAACTCCTGCAAGGAAAGGACCTGACAGCATAATAAACGGGATTGACTTTATACAGGACTATCACATAATAATCCATCCCAAGTGCGTTAATTTCATCACCGAAATATCTAACTATACTTGGGCAAAGGATAGCAAGACAGGTAATATGATAAATAAACCTATTGATGATTTTAACCACTTAATGGATGCAATGAGATATGCACTTGAGGATATTTCAATTGGGTCTGTATACAGTTTTGATTAAAAAGGAGTAAAATGTGGATTTTATAAAAAAGATAATTTTGGCTATCAGCCGGTTTTTTAATAAAAAAAGCATAGCCGGTATTGATGGAATCAATATCCTAAAGAATGAAATACTGACATGGAGATCATCCCCGGAAAGAACAATGCAACTTAAAGGTGATATGTATTACGAGGGTGTTCATGATATTCTGGCAAGAAAAAGAACTGTTATAGGCGAGGGCGGGGAACTACAAGAAGTAACCAACTTGCCGAACAATAGAATCATAGATAACCAGTATGCTAAGCTTGTAAATCAAAAAGCTAACTATCTACTAGGTCAGCCTTTTGTAGTAAGCACGGATAATATAGCCTACATGGAGTGCCTAAAGCAGATATTCAATAAAAAGTTTATGCGTAATATAAAAAAAGCCGGCAAATTTATGCTGAATACCGGTATGGCGTGGATCTATCCAAATTATGATAGCTCCGGTCAACTCAACTTCAAAATATTTCCGGGATATGAGATATTACCGTTCTGGGAAGATGACGAAAAGACAAGAGTAAGACTTGCGGTAAGAGTGTATAAGACAGATGAGTATACAGCTGCAGGTCGCAAGACAGAAGTTGAAAGAGCTGAGGTGTATACGCCGTTGGGTGTGTATAAATTTATATTAAACGGCGAAATGATAGAGAGTGATAATATCACACCTTACAGCACATATGTAAACACTGATAACGATAGTTACAACTGGGGTAGGATCCCTTTAGTACCTCTTAAGTATCACGAAGGGACTCCGCTTATAAAGAGGGTCAAGTCACTTCAAGACGGAATTAACATAATGCTCTCAGACTTTGAAAACAACATGCAAGAAGATGCCAGGAATACTATTCTTGTTATTCGTAATTATGACGGACAGGATCTGGGAGAGTTTAGGCAGAAGCTTGCACTGTACGGAGCAGTTAAGGTTAGAAACAATGACTCTGAAAAAGGTGGAGTTGATACGCTGGAAGTTAAGGTCAACGTAGATAACTATAAGGCTATTATTGAGATATTCAAAAAAGCTTTAATAGAAAATGGTATGGGCTATGATGCCAAAGATGATAGAATGTCCGGCAATCCTAATCAGATGAATATTCAGAGCATGTACAGTGACATTGACTTAGATGCAAACGATATGGAAACAGAACTGCAAGCGGCATTTGAAGATCTGCTTTGGTTTGTAAAAGTGCATCTATCTAATATGGGATACGGTGATTTTGAAAATGAAGAAGCAACTATCACATTTAACAGAGATATACTGATCAATGAGACTGAGGCGATAGAGAACTGTGTTAAGTCAGTCGGCATCTTATCAGACGAGACTATCATAGAGCAGCATCCTTGGGTTGATGACGTTCAAAAGGAGCTTGAGCGCATAAAGAAGCAAAAAGAAGAGCAAATGCAAGACCAGTATGGGGCATTTGTGGATTCTAATGCTCAATCTGAAGGTGGTGATGTAAATGCCGAATAGCTCGTATTGGCAAGACAGGTTCACACAAATTGAAGCAGTTGCTCACAATAAAGGTATAAAAGCTTACAGTGAGATAGAAAATATTTACCAAAAGGCACAAAGAGAGCTTGAGAGCAAAATAAACACCTGGTATCAAAGATTTGCAATCAATAATGATGTTTCTATGGCAGAAGCAAGAAAAATGCTTAATGCAAAGGAGCTAAAGGAGCTTAAGTGGACTGTAGAGGATTATATAAAATACGGTAAAGAAAATGCACTAAACAAGCAATGGATAAAAGAACTTGAGAATGCGTCAGCAAGGTTTCACATATCAAGACTTGAATCTCTAAAGCTTCAGACACAGCAAAGCCTAGAAGTGTTATACGGTAATCAACTGGATGTAGTAGACAAAACTATGAGGAATATTTATTCTGAAAGCTTATACAGAACTGCTTTTGAAGTACAAAAAGGCTTTGGTGTAGGGTTTGCGTTCGATAAACTGGATGAGAATAGACTAAGTAAGGTGATCGGTAAGCCATGGGCTATGGACGGTGTAAACTTTTCGAACAGGATTTGGAAAAATAAAGAAAAACTTATTAATGAGCTGCACAGTACTTTAGTGAGGAATATAATAAGCGGTGCAGATCCTGCAAAAGCTATAAAAGAAATAGAAAATAAAATGAATGTATCAAGAAGCGCAGCGGGTCGACTCATAATGACGGAGTCGGCTTATTTTAGTTCAGTAGCTCAAAAGGATATGTTTAATGATCTTGATGTTGAAAAATATCAAATAGTGGCAACCCTTGATAACAGGACATCTGAGATTTGCTCGGAACTTGACGGAAACGTTTTCGATATGAAAGACTATGAAGCAGGGGTCACCGCCCCGCCTTTTCATCCTAACTGTAGAACAACTACAATACCTTACTTTGATGATTGGGAAGAACTAGGAGTAGATCCTGAGCGGATAGCAAAAGATGAAGAAGGTAATAACTATTATGTGCCGGCAGATATGACATATGAGGAGTGGAAAAAACAGTTTGTAGAGATACAAGGTACAAATGCTGACTTTATGGGGCATCCTAAAATATTTAAGGGTGAAAAATTTAGTATAAAAGCTTATGAAGTTAAAGAGCTAGCAGGAGTATTTACACAGACGAATTCATCCGAAGCACAAAAAACAATGGAGTTCATAAAGGATATGAAGTCAAAAGGGGTTTTACATGATTTAGATGGTATAGTAATAGCTAAAAACCTTCCGGGTATAGCGGCTTATGACCATGAGAATAACCTAGTATTTATTAATGAAAAAGTGTGTGAAAGCAGTTATATAGATAGGTATTTAAAAGACGATTATTTTATCGCCGAAAACGCTGAAGATATATTAAAGCACGAAATGTTCCATAAAAAACACTGGGATTTTGTAATGACAAAAGGGGATAATCATGCTATAATAAAAAACAAATTAGAAGCAGATTTACACAAGTATGTTGCTGAACAGCAAATGTACAACCCATCATATATTACAAGGGTCGTGTGTGATAACGCATATAACAGTTATAGAAAAAAAGATAACCTAAATGAATTAATTGCGGAAGTCCTTCTGCAAGAAGAAAAAGGCATAGTCAAAGATAGAAAATTATTACAACTGGTAAGGGGGTGTGTGGAATGATGCCTATGTTAAGTGAGTATGATAAGAAGATGATTGAAGAGACAGACAAGTGGATATATCTTGGAGAAGATGGGCTTCATCACTTAAGAGAAGACGCACCACCGGAAATAAAAAGACACCATAAAAAGATAAAAGATTTATATAGTATGTTTGAATAAAGCACCTTAACGGGTGCTTTTTTATTGCCGTCTTTTAGTTTTGCAGACGATAAAGAACAAAGACAGAAAGTGGAATGAACCACGCTAAAAAATGTAAGAAAGGAATTAGAGAACATGAAGAAAGAAGATTTTATAGCACTTGGGATTGATGAGGAAACCGCTAAGAAGTGTGAAAAGGCGAGTAATGAGGAGCTTAAAGGTTATGTACCATATGATAGATTTAAAGAAGTCATAGAGGAGAAAAATAAGCTTAAAAATGATATCGCTGATAGAGATAAGCAGTTCGAAACGCTAAAGAACTCTACAGGTGATGTTGAAGCAATGAAGGAGCAAATAGCTTCTCTTCAAGCGGATAACAAAGCAAAAGACGAAGCTCACGCAGCAGAGATCAAGCAAATGAAAATTAACAGTGCTTTGGAATCTGCACTAATCGGTTCTAAGGCTAAAAATGTAACAGCGGTCAAGGCGCTTATTAAAGACCTTGATAAGGCAGAACTTCAGGATGACGGAAGTATAAAAGGACTTGAAGAGCAAATAGCGGCTTTAAAGAAGTCTGATAGCTATTTATTCGAGGAAGCTACTACTACAAAGCCAAACTTCAAAGGATTTCAACCCGGAGTAGCAAAGAAAGAAACTACTACAGGAAAGGTTGATATGTCTAAGATGTCCTATGAGGAGTTGGCAAGTTATATTGAGAACAATCCGAATATCGGATAGTAGAAAGGTAAAGGTGAAAAAATAATGGCAAAATTTGATGCAAAGAGTTTTAATGAAAAGGCATTTGGGGCTTATATGTCCGCAATTCCGAATGTGAAACTTAACAAACTTAGAGAATCAAGGGCGGTGCTTAGTGATCAAAGACTGGCAGATACTTTCAAGAATCAGTCGCAGACAGGTACAGTTTATGCAAGGATACCTTATTTTGGTAGAATAGGTGGAAATGCTCAGAATTATGATGGTCAAACAAATCTTACTCCGGAAAGAACGACAACTTATGAGCAGGGTGTATTCACATATGGAAGAATGATGGGATGGACCGAGGCTGACTTTAGCTATGATGTAACAGGCGGTGTTGACTTCATGGCTAATGTAAGAGATCAGATCATGAGCTACTGGAACGAAGTGGACCAGGATGTTATCTTGTCTATACTTAAAGGTATATTTGCTATGAGTGCTACAGGTACCGGGGCTATAAAAACAGCAAACAAAGCTTTTGTAGACGCTCATACATTTGATATATCCGCTTCTACAGAGAACAAGAAGACTGATGAGACTATGCTTGTTGGTGCTACTACTCTTAATAGCGCTATTCAGAAGGCTTGTGGTGACAACAAGCAGAAGTTTAGCCTTGTTGTGTGTCATTCTACTGTAGCAACAAACCTTGAGAACCTTAATTTACTTGCATATCTTAAGTATACTGACAGTGAGGGAGTTCAAAGAGATTTAAGTATGGGTACGTGGAATGGCAGACTGGTCATCATTGATGATTCTATGCCGGTAGAGGTTAAGAATGTAGGTGCCACAGGCGGAGATGTTTCACTTTACACAACTTATATACTTGGAGAGGGAGCTATAGGCTTTGAGGATGTAGGTGCAAAGGTGCCTTATGAGATGGTAAGAGATGCAAAGACAAAGGGTGGAGAAGATACTCTTATCTCAAGAAAGAGAAATGCTGTAAGTGTAGCCGGTATATCCTATCTCAGGGCTAGTCAGGCTACAAACAGCCCTACAAATGCGGAGCTTGAAAACGGTCTTAACTGGTCTTTAATAGACAATGAAACAGGAGCTATTCCTCACAAGGCAATTCCTATAGCTCGCATAATCTCAAGGGGGTAATATGTTAGACAGGATAAAAGAGAGGTTGCAGTCATTAGGCTATACAGTAAAAGATAGTGATGATATTGCTATAAACTTTGCTATGCAAAAGGTTGAAAATACTATAAAAAACGATTGCAATATCTCCGCTATCCCTGATGGTCTTATGAATATTGCAATTGATATGGCCGTTGGTGAGTTTCTTATGTCAAAAAAGACATTTGCTCCTAACGACCTTTTAAGTTTAAATCTTGACTCAGCCATTAAGCAGATACAAGAGGGTGATATAAATATAGCTTTTGCAGTAGGCGAAGGGAGTAAGACAGATGAGCAAAGGCTTGATAGCTTTATAAATTATCTTTTGACCTATGGTAGAGGTGAATTTAATACCTATAGGAGGTTCAAATGGTAAATAAAGGTATGATAGCAGCAAGGAAGGCTATAGAAAGTAAGTACAAAGGACTTTGCACCATACTGGAAAAGAAAAAAGTAAAGGACGAGACTACTAAGTCCACAGCGTTAATGGATATGGCAGTCTTAAACAATCAGCCTTGCAGGTTGTCATACAGTAGTTCCGGTGTGGCAAATCAGACTGATACAGTATCAAATATAGAGCAAGCTATTAAGTTATTTATTGCTCCGGAGATTAAAATTGCTCCCGGCTCTAAACTTAGAATAACTCAAAACGGAGTAACTATTGATTATATATCAAGTGGTGTATCCGCTATATATGAAACACATCAAGAGGTATGCTTGGAGCTTGAAAAGGAGAGGGCATAATGGCAACATGGGGTAGTGCTGATTTTGAAGCGATCAGAGCAATGCAGAAAAACATAGAGCGAATACAGCAAGTTGATATGGCTGCATTTTGCACTGAGTGTAGTAAGGAAATTGCAAAAAGACTTCTTGCACTTGTGATTCCCAGGACGCCGGTTGGGCAGTATCCTAGCGGAAGTGGCAAGGTGGGAGGAACATTAAGGCGTGGATGGACTGCTGCTGAAAATGTAACTGTAACCAGAGAGGGAGATACTTACACAGTTGTTATAAGTAACCCGGTTGAATATGCTCCTTATGTTGAATTTGGGCACAGGACCAGAGGAGGCGGATTCAAAGATCCACAGTTCATGCTTACAATGTCTGAAGAAAAGCTTAGGACTATAATTCCCAAACTGTTGGAAAGAAAAGTAAAGAAGATGCTTCAGGAGGTTCTTGATGCCTAAGATAAATAACAGTCTTGTATTAGATGCAATAAGTATTGCTATTAATAAAGTGTCTCCTGCTTCAAGTATATACATTGATAAAGTTGAGCAAGGGCTAAATAACGGTGATTTCATAGTAAGGTTGATAAATACAGAATATATACAGCACGGTAATGAGGATCTGTATAGAGTAGTTCCGGCTTTTGATGTTATTTACTTTCCTGAAAGTGGAAATAAAGACTGTATGAGCATGGGGGATAAGTTGTCACAGGAATTATCGTTAATTGAATTAATTACAGGTGATTTATTAAGAGCAACAAATAAAGGATATGAAATAGTAGATGAAGTTCTTCATTTTAAGGTTTCATACCCTTATAACACAATAAGTTATCGTAATGATTCGGGAATGGATGAGTTAAAGGTGGACCAAGGAGGATAAAGTGGCAAATAAAGTAATCAAAGACATATCCAAGTATTCTAAAGAGACAATTAGTCTATCTGACAGATATGCAGGGTACAAAGATATTATCAATGCAGAACTGGATGATGATAATGAGTACTCTATGGATGAGGTTGATAATATAATCAGTGATTTTTTGAAAAGAGAGGTGAGATAATGGCTTTAGGCGGCGGAATATGGACTAAGCAGGATAAGATATTGCCGGGAGCTTATACGGTATTTTCAAATGTAAAAAAGGCTACTGCTTCACTATCGGACAGGGGTGTTGTAGCACTTCCTATCGTTCTTAATTGGGGAGAAGTAGGGAAAGTACAGACAGTAAGCAGGGAAGATTTTCAGGCTAAGTCAAGAGAGTTGTTCGGATACAAGCAGGGTGCGGATGAACTGATTAATTTAAGAGAAGTATTTTTACACGCTACAAAAGTACATGTATTCAGACTTGCGGCGGCAAATGCAGTTCATGCAAGTAATGATATTGCAAAGGCTAAATATCCGGGACCAAGAGGAAATGATTTGAAACTCGTTATATCTGCAAGCGTGGATGTACCGGGTTCTTTTAATGTATACACATATCTTGATAACACACAGGTAGATATGCAAACTGTAGCAGGTGCGGCAAATCTTAAAGACAATGCCTATGTATCTTTCAAGAGTACAGCAACATTATCGGTTACAGCAGGAATGCCGTTGACAGGAGGAACTAACGGAGGTGCAATCACGGGTGAAATGTATCAAAAGGCATTGGAAGCTTTTGAGTCTTTTTCCTTCAATGTTTTGTGCTGTCCAAGTACAGATAGTACCGTAACAAAACTGTTTATAGCGTATACAAAGAGGTTGAGAGATGAGGTAGGTGCTAAGTTTCAAACCGTTATATATGCTGTCGATAGCGACCATGAGGGGGTCATATCTGTTAAGAATGATGTAGTAGGGGCAGATAAGCAATCACTTGTATATTGGGTTGCAGGAGCTGAGGCAGGATGTGAGGTAAATAAGAGCCTTACTAATACCGGATATAACGGAGAGTATGAAATAAATGTCGATTATAAACAATCAGAGCTTGAAGCAGCGATAAAGAAGGGCAAGTTTGCATTACACAATGTAAACGGAGAAGTAAGGGTACTTGAGGATATAAATTCTTTAGTGACACTTGCAGATGATAAAGGGGAGTTATTCCAATCTAATCAGACTATCAGAGTTATAGATCAGATAAGTAATGATATAACTGCATTGTTTACCACGAGGTATTTGGGTACAGTGGCAAATGATCCCGCAGGAAGAATAAGTCTGTGGAATGATATTTGCAAGATACATCAAGAACTGGAAAAGCTTAGAGCTATAGAGAATTTTGATACTAAATCTGTTGAAGTAGTGCAGGGAAATGATAAAAAGTCTGTTCTTTGTACTATAAGCGGAGTCAATATAATAAGTGCTATGACTAAACTCTACATGAATGTAATCATAGCGTAGTAAGGAGGATATATGGATAATTCAATAATGAATGCTATGGATGCCATAGCAGGGTCTCAAGCTTCCGCATATATAACGCTTGCAGACGGTAACAGATATAAGTTTATGCAGCTTTATTCTTTTGAGTCTAATATGGAAATAAATCTTGTTGAAGTTCCAATTCTTGGGAAAACCGGCAAAGGGAATAAGCCGAGTGGTTGGACAGGTGAGTGGAAAGGAACTGCACATTATAATCAGTCAATACTTAGGCAGATGTGGCTTGAGTACAAAAATACAGGAAGACTTCCAAGTTTTGATATACAGATAACTAATGAAGATCCTACATCTGCTATAGGAAGACAAACTATAGTGCTTAAGGGTTGCCTGTCAAAAGGTGGTGTACTTGCTAAATTCGATGCTGACTCAGAAACACTGGACGAGGATATAGAGGGTACATTCGATGATTGGGAAATGCCGGAAAGCTTTACAATGCTTAAAGGTATGCAATAGGAGGTAATTTATGGAAAGAAGTTTAAGTGCATTTTTAGCACAAAATGTTAAGAAGATTGAAAATACTTTTTATCCGGCATCAAACAGAATAGTAGATGATAAAGGAAAGCCGGTTGATTGGGAGATCTGTTGCATAACAGCTACAGAAAATTCAAGAATTAGAAGAAGTTGTTTTAACACCGTAGCGGTTGCGGGTAAAAGAGGTCAATACACTCAAGAGTTTGATGCAAATCTTTATTTGGCAAAGATATGCGTAAGAACAACAGTGTTTCCTAACCTTAATGATAAGGAACTTCAGGATAGTTATGGAGTTATGAGTGCGGAGGAGCTTATAACTACAATGCTTACTCCGGGAGAATTTGAGGACTACTCTACTAAGGTTATGGAGACTAACGGTTTTACTGACGAGAAGAACTTGGTTAAAGAAGCAAAAAACTAATAGATGGCGGCGATCCTGAAGCTAATTATGCATATTACTGTTTGCATAAGTTCCACTGGAAACCTACTGATTTTTTGGGAATGACAGAGGAGGAACAGGCCTTTGTGATTGCTGCCATTGACATTAAAGCAGAAAATGACAAAAAGCAAGCTAAAGAAGCAAAGAAAAAATCAAAAAGATAAGGAGGGTTGAATAATTGGCTACGATACAATCACAATTAGTGCTTACTGATGGAATGTCAAGTGTAATAAGACGTATTAATTCAGCTCTACTTATTTGTATAGACAGTTTTGAACAAATGCAGTCTGAATCCAACAATCAAATAGATACATCTGCTTTGTCAGATGCAAGGTCGAGACTTATACAGCTTAATGGAGAACTTGATAATGCTATTATAAGGGAAGATAGAGTAAGACAGGAAAGCGAGCAAACCGATAACTCGCTTCAGGATCTGACAGGAACTTTCATCGGTTTGGCTGCAGCTGCTGCAGGGGCTTTTTCGGCAGGTAGCCTTATTGAATTAGCCGACACAGCTACTCAAACAAGAGCAAGGCTAAATCTAATTACCGGTGATTTAGAGAAGACTAAAGATCTGCAGGATGCGATAATGGAATCGGCTAATCGTTCAAGAGCAGCGTATCAGTCTACAGCAGATGCAGTAGCTAAAATGGGCCTTATGGCTAAGGATGCTTTTAGCAGTATAGACGCAAATGGTTATAAGACTTTGAATACAGGTGAACTTGTTGCTTTTACGGAACTTTTGAATAAACAATTCGTAATAGCCGGAGCATCTGCACAAGGAATGGATTCTGCAATGACACAGCTTACACAAGCTATGGCATCAGGTGTGTTAAGAGGTGATGAGCTCAATTCTATATTTGAGCAAGCTCCAACTATCATAGAAACTATAGCGAATCATTTAGGTGTTGAAATAGGTCAGATAAGACAGTTAGCACAAGAAGGCAAGATTACGGCAGATGTAGTTAAAAGTGCAATGCTGTCATCGGCAGATGAAATAAACTCAAAGTTTGAGTCTATGCCTTACACATATGCTCAAGTGGGCACTATGCTACAAAATATTCTTATGGACACTTTCGAACCGGTCATACAACTAATTGGTCAAGGGGCACAATGGATAGTTGATAACTGGAGTAATATAGAGCCTATTTTGGCAGGTGTAGCGATAGGTATACTTTATGCCGCTACTGCATGGGGAATATATACAGCTGTGACATGGTTGACTGTAGCAGCAAATCAAGCACTTCTGGTAAGTATGTTATCTAATCCATTTTTATGGCTCGCAGTATCGGTTGCAGTTGTGGTTGCTGCAATATATAAATTCATTCAGTCGGTAGGCGGAATGAAAAATGCTTGGACATTGGCTCAGATGGCTATTGGAGTAGGTATTGCTGCTTTAAAATTAGCTTTTATGACAGGGGTTTATGCGATTATAAATCTTGCCGGTAATTTGTCTCTATGTTGGCAAAAAACAGGTGTTGCTATTTCAAATTTCATTGGTCAGATGAAAGTTAACGTGCTTACAGGCATTCAAAATATGGTAAACGGTGCGATTGACATAATAAACGGATTCATAAGTGCACTAAATACAATACCCGGAGTCAGTCTTGAGGCTATTGCAAAAGTATCTTTTGCAGGAACAGCACAGGCAGATTTTGAAGCTCAAAAAACCGCAAATGCGAATTCATTGGCAACAGCACAAGCCGAGCTTGATGCAAACAAACAATCAAGATCAGCTGAGCTTTCAAATTTAAGAAGCGATATGAATGATAAACTTTCCGAACTAAAAGGAAAATACCAGGAATTCAAGGCTGAAAAAATGGCAATAAGCAACGGAGACGGTATAGATTCCTTAGGATTTGAGACAGGTGCAGGAGCAGAGGTTGCGGATAATGTAGGAAAAACAGCAGGTAATACAGCGGCGGCGGCAGGAGCATTGGCTGATACAAAAGAAAATCTTGAGTATTTAAGAGATATAGCTGAGCAGGAAGCAATAAACCGCTTTACAACCGCTGAAATAAAAATAGATTATTCAGGAATGACTAATAAGATCAGTTCTAACATGGATCTTGATAATGTAATAGATGGTCTTACAGTAAGGTTCGTTGAAGCAGTTCAAATGAGTGCGGAGGGGGTGCATAAGTAATGTATAAGTTCTTTTTAGGCGGCACATTATTTCCTGTTACCCCCTCGAAACTTACAATAAAAACTAAAAATACAAATAAGACAGTTACGCTCATTAATGAGGGTGATGTAAATATACTAAAGACTCCCGGACTTAAGGAGATAAGTTTTGAGTTGTTACTACCCTTTCAAGAGTATGACTTTTTAGCAACAAGTAGCTTTAAGAAACCTAAGAGATACCTAAACAAATTAAATTTTCTTAAGATAAATAAAAAGCCATTTCAGTTTATTGTTAAAAGACCGGGAAGCTTTAAGACTAACTTGAAAGTGACTTTAGAGGATTTGACAATTACTGAGGATGCTAAAGAAGGTTTAGATGTAAAGGTAAGTGTGGCCTTAAAAGAATATAGGCATTACGGTACTAAAAAAGTTGTATTTTTGCCCCCTGCTACAACAACGAAGCCGGAGGAGAAAAAAGAAGAAGCACAAGTAACAGAAAATAGGGATACGAGTACAGCTCCTGCACCTAAGACACATGTTGTTAAAAGGGGAGATACACTTTGGGGGCTTGCAAAGAGATATTACGGAAATGGGGCTCTTTATCCGAGGATTGCAGCGGCGAATCCAAAAATAAAGAACCCTAATTTAATTATAGACGGTTGGGAGCTGATAATACCATGACAGTTAAGATAATGATCAGTGATGGTAAAACGGCATATTTACCTTCATTAAAGGAAAGCGTTCAGCTGGATCTTGAGAGAAAAGGAAGTCCTGGCAAACTCAAGTTTACGTATTTTGATGACGGCAACATAAAGACAGAAGAAGGTAATCAGGTAAAGCTTACAGTAGATGGTGTGGATATGTTTTTTGGATTTTTATTCAGCAAGAAGATATCAAGCAAGGACAGGAAGTTTGTTGAATGTACAGCATATGACCAGTTAAGATATTTAAAGAATAAGGATACTTATGCATATAATAATTTGACTGCAGGCGAGGTTATAAAGCTTATCGCTGAAGACTTCAGGCTCAATGTCGGAGAACTTGAGGATACGGGCTATAAGATACCACGCAGAGAAGAGCCAAATAAGACTCTTTTTGATATTATACAGACTGCTATAGATGAAACATTACAAAACACAGGTAAGCTTTATGTATTTTATGATGATGTAGGTAAACTTACACTTAAGCACATTGAAAGTATGAAGCTTGATCTACTTATAAGTGCCAATACGGCTCAGGGCTATGAGTATAACAGTTCGATTGATAGTAAAACATACAATCAGGTAAAAGTGGAGTATAAAAATACCGCTAACAAGTCTAATGATATATTCTTAATGAAGAATAGTGAAAATATAAATAAATGGGGTGTCTTACAGCTTAATGAAACCGTAGAAAACAAAGAATCCGGTGCAGGTAAAGCTGAGGCATTGCTTAAATACTATAATAAGGTGTCTAAAACGTTAAGTATAAAGGATGCATTTGGAGATATAAGGGTAAGAGCCGGATCATCTGTAGTAGTCATGCTTGAAATAGAAGACAGTAAGATATCCAACTACATGGTAGTTGAACAAGTAACACATACATTTAAGAATGATGAGCATTTAATGTCAATGAAACTGAGAGGGGGATCATTTAGTGTATAACTTAGTGGAAGCAGTTAAACAAGCTGCAGTTGAAGCAATAAATAATCAAGACCCTATGAGTTTTAGATTTGGCAAAGTCATTAAGGTGGATCCGATCGAGATATGGATAGATCAAAAACTGACGGTACCTGAACAAGCTTTGATACTTACAAGTCAAGTGAGTAATTATTCTATCGAGGTAGACGGATTAGAGGGTGGAAAAAGGAATTTAACTTTTAATCAAAAGCTGAAAGTTGGGGAAAAGGTCATACTTATAAGAGTTGACGGTGGACAAAAGTACATAGTTTTAGATAGAGCGAGGTAGAGATATGTTGCCAGTAATAAATAACAGTATTTTGCAAGTGGAAGAAAAAACATACCCAAGTAATACTTTTGCCATAGATTTTATTTCCAATAAGATAACAGGCTTTGTAGATGAAAAAGAAGCAATAAAACAGGCTATAGCTCTTATATTAAATACTGAAAGATATAAGTTTTTAATTTACTCATGGAATTATGGCGCAGAGTTTGAAGACCTTATAGGTGTACATCCGGATATAGTAGAAGATGAAAGCGAAAGGCTTATAAGTGAAGCATTACTTCAAGATGATAGGATAAAGGCTGTATATGATTTCGGATTTGAAAGAATAAAGGACTCTATCATAGTTACTTTTACAGTAGATACTATATTTGGGGAAATCGAAGCAGAAACGGAGGCAAGTTTGTAGTGTTTGAAGAACATACTTATGAAAATATATTAAATAGAGTTTTGTCAAGGGTGGATACAGGACTTGATAAAAGAGAAGGTTCTGTAATTTATTCTGCTGTCGCTCCGGTATGTGCTGAACTTGCGCAAGCCTACATAGCATTAAGCTATCTTATGAGTTGCACATTTGCCGATACTGCCCCAAGGGAATATTTAATAAGAAGAGCTTCTGAAAGAGGTTTAGTACTCAATCCGGCTACTTTTGCCAAGGCTATAGCTATATTTAATATTGATGTGGAAATCGGTAGCAGGTTTTCAAGTACAAAATTTAACTGGATCGTAAGTAAGAAAATAAGCACAGGTAGGTTTTATATAACATGTGAAACTTCCGGAGCAGCTCCTAATGGAGAAAGAGGAAGCTTAATACCAATTGAATATATAAACGGACTTGAAACCGCTCAAATAGAGAATATAGAAATCTATGGGGAAGATGAAGAGGATACAGAAGCTTTTAGGCAAAGATACTTTTCATCTTTTGAAAGTCAAGCTTTTGGGGGCAATAAAAAAGATTATTATCAAAAAGTTACTACTGTAGAAGGTGTAGGCGGATGTAAGGTTTATAGGTCGGTTAATTCCGAAGGAGTTGAGACAGGGGCTAATGTGTTATTGGTTATAACTAATGCTGAGCATGGCATGGCAAACAATACACTTGTATCTAAAGTACAAGAACTTATTGATCCTTTACAGAATCAAGCCGGTGATGGACTTGCCCCTATAGGGCACATTTGTCATGTGAAAGCTGCAGACGGAACAAGTATCAATATAAATGCAAATATTGTTTACGATACAGGATTTAGCTTTCAAGCTTTGCAATCACACATTACAAAAGCAGTAGATGAGTATATACATCAACTAAATCAGACATGGGATAAAAATGACAGCTTAGTTGTGAGAATATCTAATATAGAGAGTCGAATACTTGCGATAGAGGGTGTAAAAGACATATCGGATACCAAATTAAACGGAACAGCTTCAAATGTCGTACTGGATAAGAATGCGATAGCTGTAAGAGGTAGTATAAATGGATAGAAAACTAATCAATTACTTGCCTGACATTCTTAAAAATATAGAAGAATTTGATCAGATCATGCAATCAGAGCAGCCGGAAGTAGAATGGTTATGGAGTGAGGCTGATAAGTATATAGACAACAGCTTTGTTCTCACTCAAGACGAGTCTACAGCGCGTAGGTGGGAAAGAATACTGCATATTACAAGTAAAGATACAGATGAGCTTGATGTAAGGAACTTCAGGATCCTGTCAGTTATGCAAGGTAAGCTACCCTATACTTTCAGAGTTCTGTACCAAAACCTACTTGCTATGGTGAAGAATGAAAAGGACTTTAAGTTAGAGATCGATAATGACAAATACTCTGTAAAAATAACAGTTGCCCTATCATCAAGTGAACTAAAAGAAGAAATAGAAAAGCTTGCGGATAGGATAGTGCCCGCTAATATGCTTTTATCAGTATCACTTTGGTACACAACACACAGAATGTTGGAGAAAAAGACATACGGCAGTCTGGAAATGCATACACACGAAGAACTAACAAGACTGGATTTAAGGTAGGTGCTTTATGAGAAAAACAGAAAAATTAAAATTAAATATGCCGGATAGGTCTGATAATTATAATGTGGAAGATTTTAATACTAATTTTGAATTAATAGATAAAGCTATAACAGAAGATAAAGGCTTTTTAATTGAGAAGGTTTTGAGAGAATTAATAGTATCTCTAAATGTTGATAACTGGCTGCCGGTAAATGGGATGTGGCAACAGACTTTAACACTAAGTGATATCAAAGCAACAGATAACCCTATTGTGTTTAGTACTTTAAGTGAAACAAGTCTTTATCAGAACATAAAAGCTTATAATAAAAATTTTTCTTATCTATATGCAGCAAAGACCACAGACGGCAGTATCACATTTTATGCGATTAAAAAACCGACTGTTACATTTTCAGTCGGTCTTAAGGGGGTGTAGCATATGGGAAAGGGTATAATAATAGGCAATACCGGAGGAATTCAATCTGAAGATGTTACTGCGTTAAGAAGCGAAGTACTCAAGGGCAAAACCGCACTTACGGCTGACAGTAATGACGAAGCAGTCGAGGGGACTATGCAGCTTCTAAAAACTGATAATTTTGATGTGCCTTTTTACAGATTAGCATATCAAAGAACAGATGTTATCGGACAAGGGATAGCTATTGATAGCCCGGGTCACGGCAGGGGTATTGCCGTATCGGTCAAGCCCCCGGACGGGAAAAAATACGCACTGGATAATAATATTGAACTAGTGTTCAAACCCGAACCGCACCTGATGGCAGAGAATATAAGGGGGGATAAAAACATAGCAGGTGTGCAGGGCGGTATCCCCTTGTGGAACCCAGCGAGAAGCGGATACTCCGATATGCTTTACGCATGGAACAACGAAGGGCATTATGTAGATCACCCAATCGGAGGAAGAGGCGTTATTCTAAAAATAGGTAACGGCTATTTGATCGAGAATGCAAACTGGGTATTCCTTGCTGAACATGATCTTGTCGGATCTAATATTCGAGCCGGCGTCAATATGTTCGGTGTGCAGGGTGAAATGGTTGACTATGGAGCGGGTGGCGTGCCTTTTAACGGTGCCACTTTCGATAATAGGCTAATGTCGGGAGTGGCGGACAAGGGAAAAGAAATTGTAATGAGTGGAGTATGGGCAACCGGAAATATGTCATTTTTGAATGATCAATCATTCACAAATTGGAATGTTTGGTCATATAAGTTTATGGGGATCAGAGACGGTGGAATTAGATTTTCAGTTTCTGATAGAAATATACAAGGTGTTGGTAAAGCTTCAATTGCAACTTTTTTTGACAGAAGTATTAATCTTACGCCTTTTAGAAAAGTAAAGGTTGGAGCTAAATTTTTAAGCGGTAAATATAAAAAGAGTAGTACGCAAAATGATAGAGCAACTGCTACAATGGGTGTTGTTTTTGTCAATAAGAACAACTTAACTCTTTCAAATAACTCACAGTATAAATATCAAACGATATTGAATGCTAGCTATAAAGGTAAACACATCTCTTTTCAAGACGGTGCTGAACAAGAAGAAGTTCATGAGCATGGACGATTGGCAGGACGTCAGCTGTGGGCAGAGGTGGATGTTTCTGATATAAATGAACACTGTTTTGCTTTTGCATACGCTAGAGCTGATGCGGGTGATTATTATGCTGAAGCGGAAATGATAATAAATCACATAGAGTTTATAAATTAGCACCTCATTATGAAGTGCTTTTTTAATGCAAAATACAGAAAGGAGATATATGAAAGTAATATATGACGAACAGGGCAATATCTACTATCAGATGATGGATGTTGCTCCGGACCCGGTGGGCGGTTTGAAGTTTATTAAAGTAGATGTGCCAATTGGGAAAAATTTAATCAGGTTTGATGTAGATGGGGATAAAATCGAACCGATCTATATTGACAGACCTTTAACACCAGAAGAGGAACTTAAAAAAGAATTTGAGGAAAAAATAAAAGTACTTGAGAGTAATCAAGAAAAACTTGAAAACAAACAAATTACAACCGACTTGGCTCTAGTAGAGCTAAGTACAAACCTAATGTCTTAGGAAAGGAGTATATATGGATCATTTATTCGAAGTTATAGCGAATCTGATAATTGATGGAGTATACAAGTTTAGTCAGGTGATTGCAAGATTAAAGACAGGTGTTGCAAAAAAGCTAAAGGAAAAAGGCAGAGAAGATTTGGCAACTGATAGTGATGCGAAAAAGAAGGAGGATAAATAGTATGTATTTTGATATTTTAAAACCTGTTTTTGAAGTTATGAGGGGCAATACATTATTTCAGCTTGTTGTGATCATGATAGTTATGGATGTAATCTTTGGAAGTTTAAGAGCTACAAAGGATAGAACGTTTAACAGTTCGGTAGGAATTGATGGCGGTATCAGAAAAGTAGGCATGTTGCTATCCCTTGTATGCTTAGTATTTGTAGATATCTTATGTCCGGTAAATTTAATTGGCTTTGTGCCGGAAACTATTAGGAGTTACATTCACTTACAAGACATTACTGTGATGGAGTTTTTTGCATTACTATATATAGTATATGAAGTACTGTCAGTACTTAAAAATATGACCTTATCAGGATTGCCGGTCCGCAGAATATGGATTACAGTAAAGGGCTTTCTAAAGAAGAATACAGGCGAATTTATAGAGATTGAAGATAAAGAGTAGAAAGAGGGCTTAGGCTCTCTTTTTTATGAAAAAAGCTTGTTTTAATACAGTAGAAAAGAAATTAAAACAAGCTTTTAAATAATATCACATTCAAAAAAAGTAAGCAGAGATTAAGGAGCAAGTTTATGGTAAATAACGCATACGAGGCAGGAAAAAAACTGCTACTTGGAGGATATTCTCAATACACTCCAGCAGGAAAATCTAATTTTGTGCAAAACGGATGCTATGGCAAAGAACCCAAAGCAGGGGCTATTATATACTTTTATAGTAATTCTATGGGCAGGGTTTGCCATGTTGGCGGAGTTATAGAGGTGAATAAACAAGGCAACAACAGATACCATATAAAAACTGTAGAAGGCAATACATCATCCGGTAGCGGATTTGATCGTAATGGTGGCTGTGTTGCTATTAAAGAATACAGTTTTAATCTTACTGAAGTCGGAGGTAAAAACAGAATAAACGGCTTTGGATATCCTAACTTCAATGAGAATACCTGTACTGTAAATGAATTTATAGAAGTACTTAAAGGTGAGGTAGGATATGTAGAAAAGGCAAGCAACAAGGCTTTAGATGATAAGAAAGCTAATCCGGGTAGTGCAAATTATACAAAGTATGGAGCTTGGTACGGTGGAAACGGTCTGTATTGGTGTCAGCAATTTATCAGCTGGTGTGCTTATATATCTTGTAAAAAACATCTTGAAAGTGTAAGCACAGGATGGTTCAAAGAAGATAATAGGTGGAAGTATAGATTTAACGGTGTAACTATAAAAAACCAGTGGCTATTAATAGATGGCAGATGGTTTGTTTTTGACGGTTTGGGTTATTCAATCACCGGATGGTTTAAGTCTAATGAAGACTGGTACTATTTGAATAAGGATGACGGTGCTATGCTTAGCGGTCAATGGATACTTGATAATAATAAAAGCTACTACCTGTCCAAGAGTGGCATAATGGTTAAAAACTGTTATGTTAAATCAAAAGAAAAAGATTTGTACTATTGGATAGGAGAAGATGGCGTATGGGACAGTAAGTTTGATACATATACACCCAATCTCAAAGACTATGAGCTGGTAGAGTAATTTAATTATTATAAAATGTCAATAAAAAAAGCTGTATGAATCAAAGTCTGTAAATTCCTATTTTCGGACTTCTATGATAAATATTATTTTAAGGCGAATGCCATCATTTGGCATTCGTCCTTATTAATATAATAATCAAAAAATCAGACCCATGTCAAGGGCGTCGGTCGAAGACCGACGTTTATTTTATCCTTGACTTGTGGTCTATTTTTTGTTACTCGGGAAGACGCCCCGCATACATGATGCTCAATTCTCCATATATCTGTCCCCAGTTTCGTATGGTAGCTGTCCACTTCTTAGTGGCTTCAAATGTCGCCAGATACAAGGCTTTTAGCAGGGCTGTATCGCTTGGAAATACGCTTCTTTGGCGATTTAACTTTCTGTATGTGGAATTGAGGTTTTCAATGGCGTTGGTGGTATAAATAACCTTTCTTACATCCACAGAAAACTTGAAAATAGGGGTGATAGCGTCCCAGTTATCGTACCGGCGTTTCATAGAATTTGGATATTTTGATGTCCATTTCTCTGTAACACGATCCAAAGACTGACGTGCTTTCTCTTCATCCGAAGCCTGATAAATAGTTTTCAGGTCTGTTGCAAAAGCCTTTCTATCCTTGTCAGGTACGTATTTGAGTGTGTTTCTTACCTGATGTACTATACACCTTTGATATTCTGTTTTCGGAAAAGCCGCAGAGATCGCTTCTTTTATACCTGTCAGTCCATCTGCACACAAAATGAGGATATCCTTTACACCTCGGTTCTTCAGTTCATTTAATACTGAAAGCCAGTATTTAGAGCTTTCAGTATCGCCTACTTGAATCGTAAGGACCTCTTTCTTTCCTTCTGTATTGATACCAAGAATGACATAAGCAGCTAGCTTTCGTATGATACCGTTGTCACGAACTGAGTAGTGGATCGCATCTATATAGAGGATCGGATAGATCTCATCCAAAGGTCGATTCTGCCAGTCTTCGATCTGTGGTAAAAGCTTATCTGTAACATCAGATATAAAACCTTCTGATGTTTCAAAACCGTAAATATCTTCGATAGTTTCTGAGATCTGACGAGTTGTCATACCTTTTGCATACATGGAGATGATCTTTTGATCAATGTCGGAAATATCTTTTTGACGTTTCTTTACTACTTGAGGTTCAAAGGTTGATTTTCTGTCTTGAGGAACTTCTATCTCCATAGAACCATAACGACTGTTTACTCTTTTTTGTTTATAACCATTGCGATAATCATCGCTATTATAACGCTCTGATTTTTCGTATCCAAGATGTTCATCCATCTCTGCTTCCATCATCTCTTTGATCGTTCCACCGAGAAGATCTTTTAGAGCGTCTTGAATATCTTCTGCTGATTGAATATCGTATTCTTCCAAAAGTTGGTGAATGATGTTACGCTTTCCTTCTGTCATTTGTACTCTGTGTACCGGTTTCTTTTCTCTTGCCATAATAAAAGGCCTCCTTATGATAAAATATTTTATCATAGAAGACCTTTTTTAACATTATTTACAGAACAATTTTCACATGCTCATAAAAAAGGCTTATCAACACTAAAGTGATAAGCCTTTTTTACTTTTTGTCCTGTCTTTTTGTATTTTTTAAAAAGGTATTTGCAATTAAAGCAATACCTCCACCACTCATAAGTGTACCACTTATTTGTCCGGCAATATGTTGAGAGTAAAAACATAATGCAGCTCCAATACTAATAAGAAAAATACATAATGTAAAAGCACAAACAATACCCAATAAACTATCTCTTGAAGACAACTTAAGCTCTTGCTGTTCTATTGCAAAGCGATGTGAAGCTTGATTTTCAGCCATTGCGATTATTCTATTTGCTGATCCTTTTAATGTTTCTTCATAGCCTTTAAGGATATCAGGATGTGGTATGGGACCTTGAAATGTCTCTATTAGCTGCTTTTGTTCAATAATAGTAGCAATTAATTTAGCTTCTTCAAGTTGCTGAATATCAGTGTCAATATTATTCGTATCTTCTGGTTTTATGTCTGTATTCAATTGTTGCATTTCTGATGTCTCTTCCGACATTTTCCCAATCTCCTTTTAACGCTAAATAGTTTTCTTTATCATAGTTGGTTTTTGACTTGTACTTATTGATTTGGGCAATATCAAAATTAAATACACTATTAAACCCTTTATAAAAATTATAACTTATTTCCATATAAACCTCCTTTTTAGGGATTATAACATGTAACTATTTAAAAAGTAAAGATACTTTTTCCGTGTTGCATTTCGTGTTGCATACTTTAGAAAAACAAGAGATAAAAGCGGAAAAACTAGAACTCAAAAAGGTAAAATAGAAACCCTTGCAAGCGCCTGTTTGCAAGGGTTTCTTCAACAATATCCTATTTTACTTATCTTATAA